ATAGTTGTCTTCTATTTTTGTGGTTTCAAATTGATCTAGGTAAATAAAATTAAAACCTATTTTTTCACAAGCTTCTTTTACATTTGGATTTTTTCTTTTAGGATAAAGAATAGTTACCTCATGATCTACTTTAGATTTTATATACTTGAGCGTAGAAAAATGTAAATGATCAGGATGCTCGTGGGATATAGATATATATTTTAATTTAGAGTAATTTATTTCAGAATCATCTGTATCTTTTAGTAAAGACCAACTATCGTTAAATATTTTTTCTGAAAACCAAGGATCAACTAAAGTTACAGAATCTTCCGTTTCTATTGAAAAAGAAGAGTGATTTAAAAATGTTAATTTAGGTTGCACTTATATTTAATAATTTAAATCCTTTAGAATGATAATGTTTTAAAGATGTCCCAAATATACTTGAATGATGGTTAACAGAAATAGCGTTTTTATCAACTCCAAACTCATGAGCTAATTCTGGATCACTACCCCAAAGCGTTTTATCGTCTTTTGGATGAGGAGGTACATAAGTGTTTAAATCTAAATATTTTTGGATTGAATAAGAAAAATGCATATCTTCTCCACATAAATGAGAAATAGGTTCATCTACCTCTCTCCAAAAAGCGCTTAATAAATCTCTATGAAAAAACCATGAATGCCCGACTATGTCAACTTGTTTAGTCTCCTCGTTAGGATTAGCCCAGCCGTGTCTGTCATAATTCTTATAATCTAAATCATTGAAAATAACTCCAATTGTTCCATATAAACCATTATTTTCGTTTTCTATGCAATTTATACAATTTTCAAACCATTTTTTTGAAGGAATAGTATCATCATCAAGTACACAAATATAGTCACTGCTAGAATTTAAGGCAAAAGAAAATCTAGCCCAAACTCCATAGTTTGCATTATTCATAGCTATAGCAATATCGCTATAGTTAGAAAAATCAAATAGCGTATCGTCTTCTGGATGATTTTTCCACAAGAAAATTTCTTTTGCTGGTACTGATTGAGCTTTAATAGCTGTGTATTGTCTTTCTAGACTGAAAGGTCTTCTAAACCCATTTAATATAACTGATACTTCTTTCATAAATTTTTAATTTTTGACCAAAATGTTTCTGCCGCATTCTTGCACCCCTCTTTGAAATTTTCATAACCTACTTTTTCAAATTCTAAGTATGAGCCTATTTTTTGGTTATCTCCTATAATTTCTTCTACTCCACATAAAAGAGCTTCTCCTATCATCCTGCAAAATGGCTCATTTACTATTGGAGAATGAAAAACAGCTTTTGATTTCTTAAATATTTCAGCGATCTCTTCATGACTTTTAAAGCCTTCATATTTTATACTTTTTTCATTTTCCAAAATTGTCTGTGGATTTAAATCGCCCCAACCAAATATTGAAACTTGTCTATCTGGATTTAATCTAGCAAATTTTATAAGATTATTTAAGCCCTTTAGTGGATGCAAATACCCACAATAAACTACATCATATTCTTTTTCGCAATCGCTTTTGCAAAATAAATCTGTATCTATAGGATCATATACTATTTCAACGTTTTCGAAATAGTCTCCATAGAACTCCTTAAAAAATGAATAATGATAATCACTTAAAAAAAAAGTTTTTTTACAGTTTTTGAATAACTCTTCCCTAGTTTCGTTCTCCAAGTATAAACAAGAATCATGTTCAAGCCTTACAGAATTTGGGAGTTTATTTATATAATTTAACTTTTCAGGAGATATTTTACTTATGGCCTCTAAGTTTGAATTTATAACTAAATCATAAGATTGAAAAAAATCAGTTATAGAAGACGAATGATGATGCTCAGTTATATCATACCCAAGATCACGACCTTTTTTGATTATTAAATCATTACTTACCTGCGCTCCCCCAGATCTTTGGTTAAGTGTAAAATCAGATATAAACAAGGTCTTCATGCTATTGCATGATTATAACCTATAATTCTTCTTCTTCAACAACTTCTTTTACTTCAGATAAAAAAGGAAAAGAGTTTAATAAATCTTGCTGATTTGCAAAATTAGAATCATCCCAACCCCATTCACTTAGTACCTCTTCATCATCCCAAGCAACAGCATCACTAGATGTCATTTTACTGACAGGTTTTTTGCTCCAAAATCTACAAGACCAATATCTAGCTTTGTATTTCGGACCTGGGTTTGTATCACATTTGTGTCTGGCTCTAAAATTTCTTCTTCTGTCAGGATCGTCTCTCTTTATCTCCATGTTTGGATCACCAAACTTGACAATTACAATATTACCCTTTTCATTTTTGACATACACTCCAAATTTCTTTTTAGAGCCTGATGGCAATCTAAAAGGTTTATTTAGAGTTTTTTTTTGAGCTTCTGTATAATCTAGATCCTCAGCCTCAGCGTTCATTTCCTCTTCAGCTATGTCAGCTTTTAATAAATCAATTTTAGCCATAGCGAAATTAAGATCGCTGAATTCTATGTACTCATGGCCTACTTGTTCATTATAATATTCTTCGCTGCCTCTAGCTACATCCGAATCAGCAGCTCTATAAGATTTTTTGACTTTGCCGCCCCTGACCATTTTTAGGAACATGTTCACTCTCGCCATAGCCCACTGGCCTCTTGTTTTCCCAGGTCTGTGACTGCTTGAAAACGCTCCTGACCCTCTTCTATAGATTTTTTTAAGTTGCCCTAAGGTTACTTTTTTAGAGTATTTAGAATTATGCTCTTTAACTTTGTTTTTCAAAGCGGTAACCACTTTATCAGAAAAAGTAATTGAGGGTGATTTTTTATCTCCACCAGCTGACCCTTTAGGATTTTTACTAGAACCTTTTTTTCTTTCAGACGGTTTGGCTGGGGTTTGTGCAGCACCTTTAGGACCGCTTCTTTTTGCGGCCTGAGACTCCAAAAAGTCTTTAGCTTTATCTGAAAAATCGTATTCCATCAGAAAAATTTACACAAAAAATGATTAAAAATGAATTTTTTATCCCTCGCAAGAAGAACATGATAATATAGATCTAGCCAATTCTTGGCTTGGATTAGCGCTCCGCTGGTAATAAAAGGTTTTGACTCCTTGTTCCCAGCCGAATATCAGTAACTCACTTACTTGTTTTGGGGGACATTTAGGCGAAATCATAAGATTTAAACTTTGACTTTGATCTATGAATTTTTGCCTTTGAGCGGCTTGAAGAACAATATCTTTTTGAGATATTTCCCCAAAAGTTTTAAACACTGCTTTTTCTTCATCGCTGAGAAAATCTAAATGTTGTACAGAGCCTCCCTTTACTAAAATAGACTTCCAAGTTTTTTGGGTATTTTTTTTCTTTTCTTCAAGAATTTTTTCCAGATATGGATTTTTAAAAGTAAACTTACCTTTAGCTAAATCTTTAGTGAAGTAATTGCTATTTAAAGGCTCTATCGAAGGAGAAACTTGACCTAAAATAAAAGAGCTTGAAGTTGTTGGAGCAATTGCCATAGTCGTCATATTCCGTCTGCCATATCCTTTAAGATATTCAGGCTCTCCTAAAAGTACTGCTAAATCTTGAGTAGCTTTATCGCACCTTTCTCTAATTAGTTGATGAATTTCTTGATTTAAAAATTGAGACTGTAAGCTTTCAAATGGAATCATCTGTTTTTGTAAAAAAGAATGCCATCCTAATACTCCTAACCCTACAGCTCTTTGCCTTTTGGCAAATTCGTGAGAGCTTTTCATGAAAGGCATATTCTCAGTTTTGTCTATGTACTCTTCCATAACTGCATCTAGAAAAAATGTAAGAGTTTCTATAGCATCAGTTTCTTTTATCTCTTCCCAATGAAGTAAATTTAAAGAAGCCAAACAGCAAACGAAAGACTCCTCTTCAGATGAGTGTAAAGCTATTTCGCTACAAAGATTAGATGCATGTATTTTTAATTTTTTATCTTTGTAAGACTTTGGAGCAGATTCATTAACAGTGTCAGTGAAAAATATATAAGGATATCCTGTTTCAAATCTTTTCTTTATAACCGAAGCCCAGACAGCTCTTTTCTTTTTATCGCCATCTATAAGATCTCTCATCCATTTATTATCGATACAGACACCAAAGGATAAATCTTGTATTGGATGACCCTCACTTTTGATCCTTAAAAACTCTTTTATATCTGGATGATCGATAGGGAGGTAACCTGCAAAAGATCCTCTCCTTACGTTGCTTTGAGAAACAACAGAGGAAACTTTATCAAAAAGTTCCATAAAATGTACTGCTCCACTAGAAGTCCCTCCAGAAGATATTTCATCACCTCTGCCTCTTAGAGAACCAAAGTAAGCTGATGTACCTGCGCCGTGTTTAGTTTGAATTCCTACTTCAGCTTGTTTTTCTAAAATAGAATCCATTCTGTCTTCTATGTAAATCCCATTACATGAAATAGGTAAGCCTCTCTTTCTGCCAAAATTAGCCCAAACGGGACTAGATAAAGAATAAAAACCTTTAGCTACATACCCCTCGAACTTTTTAGCAAAACCTTTGATTTTGAGATATTTTTCAGCAGCTTTTGCTATGTCAACAACTCTTTGTTGAGGCGATTCATCTCCTTCTAAATAACCTCTTTTAAGAAACGCTTTTGAATCTTTATTTAGCCAATAATAGTTCTTCATTAAAATAGGTCGTCTGCATCAAATGTTTGAGAGTTTTTTGAGTACTCTACTGGTCGAGAATGGAAGAAGTCTGTAGCATTATTGCCCATCAATTCTTCTTCGAACCACATTGTATCTTCCAAAATGGAAGTGTCAACATCAAATGCTGGCGCAAAGCCTATTTTTTCTAGAGAGTCGTTAATTCTGTTTTTTATAAATTCTTTGAGGATAGAAGCATCTAAACCTTTCTCTTGAAAGCCATTAATCATCCAGTCAATAATTTTACTTTCAGCTACAAAAGCTTCTTCAGCTTCATGTTTTATTCTTTTTTCTAGCTCGTCATCAAAAAGTTCGGGATGCTCACTTCTAATAGTATTGATTATCTTAATCCCAGCCAACGCATGAATGTTTTCTTCATTTCTAGTATATTTGACTTGCTGTCCAGTATCTTTAAGGACATTCCTATAACGATTAAACCAGTTAATAATATAAAACTGCGAAAAGAGAGAAACATTCTCCACAAAAAGCGTGAAAAGAATGATCGAATATACATATTGTTTTTTTGAATCTTTGTAAAATTTATGATTGTATTTTCTTAAATAATTTACCCTGCCTTCGATAAAATCTAGTTTTAGATTTTCCTCAAAAACATCTTCCAAGCCAAGTACTTTAAGCAACCTTTCATACGCATTATTATGTATAACTTCAATGTTAGCCATAACATATCCCAAATCTGTGAGACTAGGATGCGGAAGGTTATCGCCAAGCTTGCTCCAGAATTTTTTAACAGCCACTTCAATTTGGCCTATAGCAGAAAGAGTACGAATAACCATATCTCTTTCTTTAGAAGTAAGGTTAACATTAAAATCTTGTATATCGCTGCTAAAACTAAACTCTTTGTCTGTCCAAAAACCGTTATGCATAGCTTCGATAAACTCTTGCGCCCATGGGTAGTGGTCGGGCTTTCTGGAAATCTGTTCTTCGAAAATCATGGTCAAAGAGTTTTACACTTGGCGGCACAACTCGTCAAATAATTAAGTCATTTTAATAAAAATTTTTTTTTGTTGACAAACCGTTTTTGAATCATATAATACCGTTAGACGGGACAAGGACGCTATTGTACCTATAACGTAATAGATATGCTATACGTTATACGATAACGTAAAACGTATATATTTAAATATATTATATAAATAATATATGGAAAAAGATAGAACAGGAAATATGATAGGCGCGATGCAAACAGATTTGACGCTTATCAATAAAATAAAAGACTACAATGACGAAGATAGTCTTCTAGAGCTTATAAACAGACATTCAGGTATTTACCATACGATGGTTAATTACTTTTTATCGGGCAACCAAAACGTAGGAGAGAAAAGTTCCCTAGCAGAAGAAAAAAATTTAAATATTTACTCTTCTGCACTTAGTTATGACCCAAATAGAAATACTAAATTTTCTACACACTTAGCAAATCAAACCAAGTGGAAGTGTTTAAATATAATAAACAAAAAAAAGCGTAATCGCGAAATTTATTTAGATGACGATAATTCTTTTATCGAGCCATCTTGTGAATCTTTTTTAAGTCAAATAAAGAAAAAAGAGGTTTTCAAAGTATTTGATTCTTGCTTAAAAGAAGAAAATGACGAAAGGGTTAAAAAAATTGTTGACTTAAGATATAACACAGATAATAATAAGGTCAGAGCTTGGAGGGTGATTGCTACAGAAATGTGTATGAGCATTCAAGGCTGTATAAATATTCACAATAAATTTATTCAAAAAGTAAAGAAAAAAACACAAAATGTATAATTCAATAACGGCAGCAGCCTACCTCGTAAAAGATCCTGAAGTAAAAACAATTTCTTCTGGTAAAAAAGTAGCAACTCTTAGAGTTGGGATCTCACCTTCAAATGCAAAAACAAAATGTTTTGTTGATGTAGAGTACTGGGATAAGACAGCGGAACTAGCTGAAAAGTATTTAACAAAAGGAAGAGAGTTTGTTGTTCAGGGCGAATTATGTATGTCTTCTTGGGAAAAGGATGGTAAAAATTTCAGCAAATATTTTATCAGAGGAAAAGATATGCAGTTTCTTGCTTCTAAAAAGTCTGAAGATAAACAAACAAGCGACGGAGAAACAAATTCTGATTCAGGTTCTGACGACATTCCTTTTTAAATGAGTCTTTTACTCGAAGTACCTCTAAACAGAGTCAGCTTTGGCAATGTCGCATTTAACATTGTCCGTGAACTTCACAAAAGGGAATATCCGATAAGGATATTCCCAATTGGGGAACCTGACTTTTCTGCTTTTGATATTAAAGATGACTTAAAAAAGTACATTGAGGACGCAGTAAATAATAGATGGGATTTTATAAAAAAAGATATTCCCAGCTTTAAGCTTTGGCATTTAAGTGGTAGCGAAAACAGAAAAAATAAAGACCAATATCTTTTTACATTTTACGAATGTAACGAGCCAACTACAACTGAGTCTACGATTGCTTCTGTTCAAGATCATGTGTTTTTTAGCTCCAACGATGCAAAAGATCATTTTGCTAGAACAGGTGTTAAAAATACAAGTTTTGTACCACTGGGCTTAGATGAAGATTTTAAAGCTACAGGTAAAGAGTATTTAAAAGATACTATTCACTTTGGTTTGATGGGTAAATTTGAAAATAGAAAACATACCCAAAAAATAATTCAATCATGGATAAAAAAGTATGGCAATAATAATAAATATTTGCTTACTTGCTGTATTAACAATCCGTTTTTTAAACCTGAGCAGATGCAGGGTCTTATTCAAGAAACCTTAAAAGGCGAACATTATAACAATATAAACTTTTTACCTGTTTTAGCAAAGAACTCTGAAGTAAATGAATTTTTGAATTCTATAGATATTGATTTAACAGGCTTATCAGGAGGTGAAGGTTGGAATCTTCCAGCTTTTAATTCAACCTGTATAGGTAAATGGAGCATTGTTTTAAATTGTACATCTCACAAAGACTGGGCTACAAAAGAAAATTCTATATTGATAAATCCTTCGGGAGAAATGCCTGTTTCAGATGGAATGTTTTTCCATCAGGGTCATGCGTTTAATCAAGGAACTTTTTATTCTTGGGTCGAAGACGAAGCTATAAGTGCTATGGAGCAAGCTGAAAAAAAAGCGGGACAAATTAACACAGAGGGTGTCAAATTGGGAGACAAAATGACTTACTCTAACACTGTTGATTCTATTTTATCCCTTATTTTTAAGGATAAATAGTATGGCATAGTTAATGTTTATAATATAAGTATTATGAATACATTTTTAAATATATTAAAAGACATAGACACGTATAATAACTCTAAAGGTTTTGACGCAAAACAATTCTCACCATTTGGGACTAGATACATTAGTTCTAATGAGGAAAAAGATGCTTACGAAATTGAATATTCGTTTGCGGGATTTTCTAAAAGTCAAATTAAAATAACCGCTACAGATGAACTTCTTACGGTCGAAGCTAAAAATAAAAAAGACTCTAAAACTGAAAAGATATCATTGAAAAATCAAATCTCATTGGATCATATAGTTGCGGAGTACACGCATGGTCTTCTTAAATTAACTCTTCCCAAAAAAGGAGTTAACGAAGGAAGAGAAATTAAAATTACTTAATGCCAATTTACATTTACAAACACCCCGAAAAAGAAGAATACATAGAAGTCCTTCAAGGCATGAATGACGAACATGTATACGAACAAGATGGTTTAGCGTGGGAGCGGGTTTTTCTCGCTCCTAACGCTTCTATAGACAGCGATGTAGATCCTTTTAATGGAAGACAGTTTGTGGACGCTACAGCAGCTAAAAAAGGTACTATGGGAGATATGTTGGACTACTCTAAAGAACTTAGCCAAAAACGAGCCTCTGTAAATGGAGGTGTTGATCCTGTAAAAGAAAAATATTATAAAAAATATTCGGACGAAAGAAATGGAGCAAAACACCCTCAACAAATGAAAGAGCAATTAAGTAAAAACAAAAATCTTAAAATAGAGTTTGATTAAGCTCCGCTTATAAGAAGTCCTCCTCCTTCGTTTACAGGAAAAGTAAAACTACAATCAAAATTCATTTGATTGTTAACTGACATCCCATAAGAAAACCCTTCTAGCTTTGCTTGTTGCACACGATATAAAACTTTATCAGACCCATCATCTTGCAATATTAAATCAAAAGAATAAGAACTTTCATTTGCAAGTAACCCAGTTATCTGACCCTCATCAAATCCAGAAACTAAAGAGTTTACAGTAAAGCTTCCTTGAGCGGGTAATTGCAATTTTCTATTGTAAGCAAAATCACTACCTAGACCGTATGAAGAAATTCTAGGCAAATTTAAATTTAGATTTACAGACTGTAAATAGTGAACTCCTGATAAAATTTGGCCCCCTACTTGTAAGTTTTCCATTGTAACTTTACTTCCCCCGCCAATAGGTTGTACTAAAGCTGGATCTTTAGATCCATTAGTAAAATTAAAATTACATCTTCCAACATTATTATTATTGCCACTTTCTAAATTAATAGCAACTGACTCCATTGAGTCACCAGTAATAGTTTCAAACTCCATGTTAGAACATATGTAAGACGTAGAAACTAAAGGCATCCCGCCTATGGCATAATTTAAAGAATAATTTGTTAAAAAGGCATTACCAAAAGCTAGTACTTCAAACCCGCTTAAGTTTAATGCACTAGAAAAACTTAAATCTGCAAAGCCATCTTCTCCTTGAACTGGATCATTAAAAACATAAAAATTAGTAGAAGCGTTTGCCACCCCGCTTAAAGCTGGTCTCAGTCCGTTAGCGCTGCCTAAACTAAAAAAATTAAACCTTTCGTTGTTTAAATCTATATTAGGAAAATAGCTTATATCTAAAGTAACATCGGGCTGGTAGAAAGTATCATTAACAGCATAAGAAGCATTGCCAATCTGCTTTAACTGTTCGTGTGGAAAATCTATAGAAAAACTAGCATCTTGAACTAAATTAAATAAATTTAAATTCTGATTAGAAGTATGAAATGCTTGCTTGTCAGACAAAAATGCAGCACCAATAAAACTATTATTACTTTTTAAAATATTTCTAGCCATTTTATGTTCCCGTTGGTAGTACCCCTAAAGGATCTTCTACAAGTTTAACAGTTAAAGTATTAGAGTCGTAGTAATTCCATGTATGCTTCCATTCAGGACAATAGTAAACTTTAGGTTGATTGTAAACAGAAGGTATTTGATGTTCAAATCTTCTATAACCACCTTTGTTTTCTAAAAACTGAAGCATTGATTTAAGCTGTTTATTAGTAATGTTGCTATAAGTGTAATCCATATCAAAGGTTGCAATATTACTTTCACCTTTAGGTAAAACTCTTTTAAGGAAGGAGTTTTGATATTCAGGAGCATCAACTTTTATTTCAACATTGTTTTGAGTTCCAATGTCAGGCTCAAATCC